ATCGGGTTCTTTGAGTATAACAGAGTCAGGATATGACCTTTTAGGATACAAAAAAAAATATGCATAGTCAATGGTTTTATGTATTTCTTCTTGAAACTCTTCGGTAAAAAACAATCCTCCTGCATCTTCTTCAAAAGTGGCAAAGATTAGTTCGGTAATATTATCATATAACACTTCTTCAAAATCCTCCTCGGTAATAAGTTTGGGATTGTTTTGGATAAATTCTTCCATCAAACGATAACACGTTTCGTATAATTCGACTGTATCTGCCTCGCTTATCGCGAACGTTTCATCTGGAAAGATTTCATTTGTCACATCCAGCATACTTCTTTAAATAATATATATATCACTATTTTTATATATTATTTTTCATTGTTTTTTCTTTGAATTGTTATTGTTTTTTGATTGGTTATTCATCAAGTTCAATATCTTCCTCTACCTCTTCACTAGGTTTAATATTTTTGGCAGTTCCTTGTTTTTTTTTGGGTGTTAGTCCCCGCATTGTAGACACATGTTTATCCATGTTTTTCAGTGTGTAATGATTAGTACACTTGTTATGATGTAGCGCAGGAATATCTTTGATTTGACCGTTTTCTTTGTTATAAATGACATCTTTGACCCTTTGTAACTTTTTGGTATCTAAACAATTCCCAAAAAACTGAATCAATTTATCATACTCTTCATCGGTTAACTGATTGGTTTCTTTATACACATTGGCAAACTGGGAGAGTTTTCGTAGCTTGGTGGTTTTATCCAGCTTACTCCAAGGTTCAGCGGAGTTGACTTTTTTTTCATTTTCCAAAAAACGGTCCAACTGGTTCAAAGCGGATGTCTGTACTGTCTCTTGTTTCAACATACTATGTGTTTGTTTAATATATAGTATGAAGTAAATTTTAACTCCTTTTCTTATATATTATATAATATAACAAATATAAGTAGTTGTCGGCGCGTCTTTAAGTCCTTTTTTAAAGTATTTAAGCCAGGTAGTGCCGGCGAGCCATTATATTATTTAGAGACCTATCATATGGATACTAACCAAGACCCCTTTGAATCTTGTATAAAACATATAGTTCTACTACCTCCAGTACTTGACTCCAACATCAAAACTGTCAAGTCCCAAAAAGAAAAACGAATGCGGATGGAAACCAAAACATGGGGACTGGTTCCTGACGACTTGTTACATGAGACACAACTTGATATTATACATGACATTGTAGAGCCCATACAACAACTACACTCACATACAAATACAAATACAAATACAAATACAAATACAAATACAAATACAAATACAAATACAAATACAAATACAAATACAAATACAAATACAAAATACCGAGCTTTTTTGGTTTCACATATCAAGTCCAAAATAAGTGGATATAAACAACAAGATATATCTAAATCCAAATTTAAAGAAAACGTATTTATTACGTACGCATATGTATTACAACTATTGTATGAGTCATTGATGAAATGTCATTACTGCTGCGAAAATATTTATATTCTTTATGAAAAAGTAAGAGAAAACAAACAATGGACTTTAGACAGAGTCGATAATGATTCCGGACATAACATAGGTAATGTGGTTATTGCTTGTTTAGAGTGTAACCTCAAACGCAAACGAATCAACAAAGATGCATTTTTATTTACCAAAAAAATGGTTCTGGTAAAACGAAGTGAAACAGTTCTAGAAGAATAAAACCGTTTGAAATCTTTTCTTTCTTTAATCTTTTTTATTATATCAACTCATGATTTATTGGAGATGGAGCAACGGAGAAGCTTACTATAAAACCGGTAGACAGACAAATATAAATCAAAAAAGTGACCCCGACTTAAATGATGAGAAACAAAACCCTAACCCTAACCCTAACAATAGTTATAACTCTTTGACCGATTATAGTGTAGTAAATGACTGTTTATCAGATGATTCTTTTTTCACCAATAGTTTTCTTGTTCATACCAGGAATGAAAAAGAAAATGTGTCTAAACGCGAGGATATAGATAGTAAACTGGCAGACAGAGAACTGGTTGCTCAACGCGGAATGAATCCATTCATAGACCATGCAAAAACTTGTTAAATACTTTTGATACATATTGTATGAAGTAATCTATTGACAAAATAAATCAAAAAAGTATTAAACAACACGAATATAGAGTTTACAATAAACATAGTATTTAACTTTTTGAAATTGACTACCACGTATATTCCTAAAGATACTAAACTTAAGACAAATGAGAATCCAAATATAATAGATAGAATATAAAAATAAGCACAATACTGTCTCGGCAAAGGACCGAAATAATCATTCATAAACTTGTTCATTATATTATTTAATAATATTTTTTTTTAATAAAGTTAGTTATAAAAAACAACTTAAATAATTATTAGAAAATGTAAATAATGAACAGTAGTAAATATTCCACACAAGATGATTTAATATTAAATAACTTGTTGGCATTTTATAAAACAGATATAGATGGAGAGTTTAATCCAAGTAATAACCTAGATAAAATGCTAAAAATAATTACGGGAGAGTCCAATATATCCATTCGTATCATTGACTGGTTCGTCACCAACTATTCTAAACAGTACTACGTAGTATATACCATTCCTTCGGGGGAACGTTTCAAAGTATATAATAATTACAAGCTCATGGTTAAAGGATATAGCAAAGAACGATTCGACCCGTTTTGTAGAATGACCCGAATTAGTATTCCTTATAAGGACGGTGACTCTATTGAAACCACTATTGGACAACTCAATTTCTTTAAGTGGGTTTTGGAAAATAATATAATAGAATATATTCAACGATACTATGAGGATATCGAAAAAGATATGAACATACGTTTGAATAACTCTAAACGAAACAAACTTGCTATAGATAACAAAACCCGGAAAAAGCGCGAAGAGTTATCGGTTTCCGCTACCAAAAGTATTAAAAAAGAAAAAGTGGAGATTGTAGTACGATTCAACTAAAAATTGAAAACAAATATATTTATGTATTTATACTTAAATATATCATGGATAAACACGAATTTGATAGAAAAGAAGATACCGGAAAGATAGAGTTACAAAGTATAATAGACTTTCTTCTTAAGACTGGTTATCAGTTTAAAAGTTCGCGAGATTCAAGTAGTTATTACCAACATTCGGTAGCGTCTTTTACTAAAGACATCAAATATACAGATAAATATGGTGACTGGATTAACGACCGCCACATAAAAATAAAAATAGAATATGATAATGACTTTGACTATAAACATATAAAAAAAGATGCAGACGGATATTATTATGATGGTTACAAACGATGCGAATTTATAGAAGATTTGGTGAACCATACATATGATGATGTCCTGTATAAACCATATACTCAGACCACTGTAGAAAAAGACCAAGAAGACCAAAAAGACCAAGAGGATAAAAAATAATTAAATCTTAAATTATCATCATATGATATACATTTTTTTCATCAAATATTTGATATAAAATAAAATATTTAAAACAAGACAATATGTAAAGAAACATGGGCAACACATTTACTTCTACCATGCCTAAAGTAAATTATGAAGATATCCAAACTGCAATCAAACACCCCGAAGTCTACTTGATTATCAATACGTTACCTATTACCGAACAAGGCTGTCTCATTCTTAGAACCATTCCGGCGGCCAAAGAAGAACCCCTTTTTAATCAACTCATCAAGGAATCCAAAAACAAGGACGTCAAAATCATCATCTACGGTAGAAACAACCACGATGAAACGGTACACAAAAAATATCATCAACTTGTATCCATTGGGTTTTCCAATGTCTTTGTTTATCCAGGGGGGCTCTTTGAATGGCTCTTATTACAAGATATATTTGGAGAAGGCGAAGACAGCGAGTTCCCCACTACATCTATCGTTAGAGACCTTCTACAATTTAAAGGACCCTCCTTTTTGAATATTTCTTTGTTACAATACTAACAAACACTCAACCCAGTTGAATAGAATGGTACAAAATGTTTTGCTAAAATGGTTTATTTAATATTATATATTTTATATTCTATTATATATAGTCACATACCGTGGTGACAAAGTCACCACTCGGTTCTTGTGTTACCAGAAATGGTTTACCACAACCATAAATCAATCCTTTTTGGACATATTCGTCACATTGCTCTTTGGATGCATGTGGGTCTATTTGTTGACTCGTCGTTTTGAACTGGCCGTGACGAAAAATACGACAATTCAGCATAATTACTTCTACCCAGCCGCCACAGTGAGGACACTGTATTGTTGTTAGAACATCCTCTACTTGATTTGGTTCTTGTTTTTTATCTTTTATTTCATCCATTTGTTATATTCTTTGTAAAAGAATCATCTAAATATGAACGCAGTTGAATTTGTTAGTTATATCGTGGGTCCATAAACAATAAGTATAAACTTTTATATCTTTGTTTTTCTTCTTCTAAGGTTTTCTTCAACTCCACGATAATATCTTTTTGCTGAGCCACTTCTTTTTTAAGACTTTCCATGCGTTTCAACCGATATCTACATTCTTTGCAATATATTTCACATGCTGCTTCATCGTTTGTATTTGTATCCTTCATTATATTCTATATATAATATGTTATATGTGTAGTGATTAAGTTTAGTTTGTAATAATAAAAAAATGAATTTAAAATACCTGCTTAAACACTTACTAACAAATACATATAATGGATATTACTAAACAAATGAAACTCACCAAAGACGAATGGGACTCTGTAGAAATTCCGGTTTCTGCAAATGAAATGGAAGTATATCAACTTATCATACGTAGTTTTGTTACGAATGATGTCAACTATACAATCAATAAAACCAACTCTATCCTTCGATTTTTGAAAATAGAATACGACCCAACTATTGAAGAATTCCTTTATAGCAAGTACTTTTCCGCAAAAGTCACTGACCTTGTCGCTAAATTCTCTATCCCTTTCATCAAATTCGAAAACAAGAAAAAAACAAATGGTAAAGAGAGTGATATATACTACATTCACGTGTCTAATATTGTGCGACTAAAGAGCAAAGACCAAATTCGCATGGCGTCTTTTGATAGCCAAATTGACCTCAACTCGGCTGCCATCTTTGAATTCATCATTTATAATTACTTGGAACAAATGATTAAATCTAAACATAAAAGTACAGGGAAAACAGGAGATAAACCAGTTCATTGGATGTTTTACTACTTTACTATTCACAAACTCATGCAAAACAATATCGACAAAGTCAATCGCTACGTCAAGGAAATAGTTGAAGTATTCCTGACCCAATATGAAAAAGACATTGACATTGCATACATATTACGTAACGCAGTAGAATATATCGAACGAAATTGTCTCCTCAAATACAGTGACTTGAAACTCTTTGAACACCAGAAAGCCATTTTCACCGCGGTCAAGTCCGCGCAAAACAAACCCAAACTTATTCTTTATATCGCACCCACTGGTACTGGGAAAACACTGACCCCTCTAGGATTGTCGCAACAATTCAAAATCATCTTTGTCTGCGCGGCGAGACACGTGGGCTTAGCTTTTGCACGTTCTGCTATCGCGATTAATAAAAAGATTGCAGTGGCATTTGGGTGCTCCAGCGCCGACGATGTGAAACTACATAACTTTGCGGCTTCTAAATATACTGTAAACAAACGCAGTGGCAAAATTCAAAAAATAGATAACTCGGTTGGTGACAAGGTCGAAATCATTATTTGTGACGTGCGGTCTTATCTTCCCGCTATGCATTATATACTTGCGTTCACTGACGACCCCAACCAAATCATCACGTACTGGGATGAACCCACGATTACCATGGACTACCCTGACCATCCACTACATTCGGTCATTCATCAAAACTGGCGAGAAAATATGATTCCCAATATGGTGCTATCTTCGGCCACGTTACCCAAAGTACACGAAATCCAGCAAACGGTTGTCGACTTTCAAGAAAAGTTTCCCGGTGCCGAAATCATCAATATTGTTAGTGACGACTGCCGCAAAAGTATTGCCCTCATAAATAACAATGGCTACGTGGTGATGCCGCATTATTTATACAGCGAATATAGTCGAATCCTGGAAGTGGTCACCAATATTGAGGAGAACCTTAGTTTGCTGAGATACTTGGATGTGAAGGAAACCATTCGATTCATTGAGTATATGGAAACCGCAAGTGTGGTACACGAACGCTACAAAGTAGCTCGATACTTTCTGTCTATACAGGATATCGACCTAAAAAGTATCAAACTTCACTATCTCCGCCTTCTCAAACATATCGAACCCGCTGCTTGGCCCAGTGTATATAACTACTTTCAGGAAATACGAGATAAACGAATCCCTTCTAATAATAATGCATTAAATAATGGACAACAGATACAGCGCTTAAATAGTGTTTCACCTAATCAAAGTCAACCAAGTCAACCAAGTCAATCAATTAAAATAAGTCAAGAAAAGCCTGGGACGTCGGGTATTTATGTCACCACCAAGGATGCATATACACTAACAGACGGACCCACTATATTCATCACCAAAGACGTGGAAATAATTGTCAAGTTTTGCATACAACAAGCAAATATTCCGGCTAGTGTGATGGACGATATCATGTCCAAAATAGAACACAACAACAAAATCAATGCGGATATTTTGAAAATAGAAAAAGAAATCGAATACGAAGAATCTAAAATGGCCAACGAAGGTGAAACATGCGAAAAAGAAGACCGCAAGTTATTGAAATTGCGGGAAAATATATCCATGTTACAAACGCGTACCAAGTGCGCATCCCTGAATGACGTCTTTGTACCAAACCGGATGACGCACTTGAAAAAGTGGGCCGCGCAACTCTATACTTCGCGCGCATTTACTTCCAATATAGACGAAGAGACCATTGTATCCATCATGTTACTCAAGGACGTGGAAGACTGTTGGAAAATTTCCCTCATGTTGGGTATCGGGGTGTATATGCAGCACAAAAGTATTGCGTATACCGAAATCATGAAAAAACTGGGAGACCAACAAAAACTATATTTAATCATTGCGGATAGCGACTATATACACGGAACCAACCATCCGTTTTGTCACGGCTATATTAGCAAAGATATTCCATTGACCCAAGAAAAAATCATTCAATCTTTGGGTCGTATTGGTCGCGAAAATATTCAACAGGAGTATACAGTTCGGTTTCGAGACGATGCACAATTACATATACTATTTAGTAGACTGGTGGGAGAAGAGAAACTAGAAGTAGTCAATATGAACCAGTTCTTTAACTCTCGAACAGTGAGATGGAATCTGGAAGCCAGGGAATATGATGAAATAGTGGGTTAAAGTAAACAGTAATTATATTCTTTTACATCTTTTATCATTTCATATGCCTATTTTTTAATTAGTAAAACATTTTCTTATAATATTATAAAATGGTAATTAAATTAAATGTTTTAGATGATAATGATGAAAATATTATTAACGATGCTTGTAAAATTTATTATAAATCAAAAAAATGTAAATCATGTAAAAAATATAGACAAATCAATAATAAAATAGGTAAAATTTATAAAAATAATGGTAAAATAAACTCAAAAACATTAAAGTTATCAAGTAAGTTAGGCAATAACTGTGATAAGTGCTCATCCAGTAAAACAAAAAAATGTAATTCTAAACAGATTAAAAATTATTCTAAATGGTATTATGGTAAATAATGGGTGTTAAAGGTTTACAAAACACATATTAAAAATATATTAAAGATTTGTTACGTATATAACATATATTATCACTAACAAGATGTGGGTATATATGATGTTCTTTTTTTGCGTAAGTGGTTTCCAGTTGATTGACCCGACCAAGTTATGTATCAACTGTAAAAACTTTATTGGTGATAAGTTGAACCCACTATTCGGCAAGTGTAAGTTATTTACTAAACAAAATTCAAACCATTTGGTAACTGGAGAAAAAAAACAAAATCAATATTGTTCTATTTCTAGAGATGATGAGAACATGTGCGGGGAATCCGGAAAAAAGTATATTAAATTGCGCAAAAACAAAGAACCTTAAATAAACTTTGATATTTCCTTGATTGTTTTAATTCCTTTCAAACTATTACCGTATTTATTTAATGGTGGAGATATAACTGATATCCCCATAACACCAGGTAACACAATTAATAAAATCCCTCCTACACCACTTTTCGAAGGTAAACCAACTTCTTTCATATAAGTATCAGTTTGGTTATATAAGCCATTCAAACACATATGGTCTATTATATATTTTATATCTTTTTTACTAACAATCTCAGCTCCTGTTTTGGGGTTTATACCACCATTTGCTAGTGTAGATGCCATTAAAGCAACGTCTTGACTAGTAACCATTACTGAACACTGTTGTGTATAAACATCTACACATGTTTCGACATCATTATAAAAACGACCATATGATTTTAATAAGTATGCTATAGCTAAATTATGTTCTATATGTGAAAACTCTGACTTGTATATTTTATTATTTACGTGTAACTTTCTTCCCGCACACTCACTCATTATATTTACAATATCCCCAATATATTCTTTCTGGTTTGGTTTATATAATAAACTAGTAGTTGCCATAGCTCCAGCATTATCAAACGAATTAATAGTATGATTCGGCATGTTATCTACATCACAAATGGAGTTAAACGGATGTTTAGAACTATATGTACCAATTTTCTTTTTTATCTCTTTTTTTCCATATTTTTTCAATGCTAATGCTAGTGCGAATATCTTTGAACAAGATTCTATTGCGAACTCATGCTTAAAATCACCAATATTATATTCTTGTCCATCAACTGTATAAATAGATATGGCATATAGTTTGGGATTGACTTTTTTTAATTCTGCAATATAATCTGCATTTTTTCCCCCATTTGTATTCTTTAATTTATTATATATTTTTGTAACATTGTCAAAAAAATCTAATGCCATTTATAGTATATTATATATTATATAATATAATATATGATATATCATTTAATTTACTATGTAATTTATTTTTGTCATTGTAGGTGTTAACCAAATAACAGTTATTTATATATTTTATTTTGTACAAAATATTCACGACCTTTTCTTAGTTAATGCTTTAATTTAACCATTTAAAGATATTTCATTATATAACAATATACAACGAATGATAAATAATGACAACCAAAAACATATGGACCGATTCCAGCAATATCCGCCACACCCGTCTTATATTGCTGGGTTAATAGATGGAGATGGATGTATGTTTATACGAAAAATAAGGGATGGGTATCAATCTGGTTTTACACTATCTCAGTCTAGAACAAATATACTACAAATTATTCGCTATCATTTTGGAGGAAGTATTACGTCATGTACAAATAGAAATAGTCAAACCACTAATGTTATGGATAAAGACAATGTTTATTATGATAAATGGAATAACCGAAACCAGTATAACTTGATTATTCGTAGTAATGAATATTCAATATTATTAGATTACTTGAAACATTCCTTTATTATAAAAGAGAAACAGTATACATCACTGAGTTATTTTTATAAACTTACAAATTTACAAAATAAAAAGACCGAAAAAGAAGACTTATATTTAACATGTTATCAATATAATCACAGTAAACACGGTCTAGACGAAACATTGTTAACCAGATTAAATATCGAATATATTTCGGGTTTGTTTGATGCAGAAGGTTGTTTTTATATTTGTATGCAAAAGTATTCTAGGTCTTATATATCCATTACTCAACAAAATACACCCGATATTTTAATACATATTTCCAACTTTTTAGGTTTAGGGACGATTGACTGCGAACAAAAACTCAAAATATATAACATCGCAGAGTGCCTTGCATTTATTCAGTTAGTTAAAGATTATTTAATTGTTAAGTATAATCAAGCAGAAGCATTTGAAACATTTTTGACAACCAATGACCCAGTTATTAAAGAACAAATGTATACGATTTGTAATCAGGAAAAGCATGAAACTGAAATATTTGATGATTTAAATCAACACGATAAAGGTAAAGAAGGTTACTTATATATAATGAACATTAAAAAACTTAAAAACAAACTATGTAAAGAAATACTTTTGAAACAAGTATACAAGGATAAATCTATTCAAATGATGGGAACCAGAAATGTTAATTTTGGTAAAACATTTTCTACAGAAACTAAAAAAAAGATTTCTTTATCTATCCGTAATGCAAAGAATGGTATACAAGATGATACTATTTTACAGGTGAGAAACTTATTGAAAGAAGGTCATAAAAATATTCAAATACAAGAGTTACTTCACTTACCAAGACATACTGTAACTCGAATAAAAAATGGCAAAATTATTTGTCGAAGTGAAAATAAAGAAGATATAACTTTAGATTCTAAAATATAAACATAGAGTTAGACCTAAAAATATATTCTTGTTGATTACATATGGAACAAAAATATATATACTTGAAAACCCAACGTCGAGAAACAAAACGAATTGACAAACGTTCGGTTACCGGGGAAGAAGTAATATTTATATTTGAGAAAATATTACAGGGGTGTAAAACTGTTCATATCTATAATACCATTATACAACAAAATCCTCATTCTTCGGTAAGTAAAAAGATGGTGGAGAAAATATCTACCGGGAATTGTAAAGTCTTTGAAAAAGAACTGGATAAAGAGAGATACACATATTATCTAGAATTGAGACAACGGGTATATGAGTATCATGTCGGTAAATAATTATTTATAGTTAACTTTTTTTCAAACAAAATGGTGTTAATTTCTCTCAACACATTTGACAAATCAAAATGAAAAGTAAAGAAAATATACAAATAATTATTTATAAAAGCGTCTATAAATAATCGGCGTTTGAAATGTTAAAAGGTGTAATAAATTGTTTCAAGTAAAATTCTAATAATGAATTGAATAATGACATAATACATTTAGTTACTATAAGCTAACCCACCCCAGGGTTGTTCTCATTAGCTTTCACTAACAAGCTGGACTATCCCTTAAGGTATCACCGAAAGTTGCTAGCTTTCTCCACCCCACTCCATTATAGTCTCTGAACCTTCTCCATATGCTTGCAATATCACACTTAGGAGCTTGGCTGCGGATTGTCCAATCCTTTTCGTTATTACTATGCCCTAGGTCATTACCCCGGGTGTTGCTTTTGTTTTCACAAAGCAAGTAGTAGAAAAGGCTATAAGGATGTTCCCGCAATTTAGAAATGTTGCCTCCTCGTGACTTAAATAGTCATAAAGAGACTAGCTGGTTATATGATACAATACCAAGTGGTCTTGGTTTGCATATCTGCTTTACACTGTTTACCCATACTAGGAAGCAAATATCTAGTATGGCAGCCAACTGTTTGGCACAGGCGAGTATATAAAGGAATATACTGTCTTTTGGAATGCCACTCATAATACGAAGTACGTTGTAGTTGGTCGCGTAGACACGGACCTTGGCGGTTTTGGTTCCTTCCACCGTCGCGTTGGAGAGCACCAACTGTAAAGTGGCGTTATCAATTCGCGAGAAATTGCACGTCCCCGAGGGCTGGTGCTCCTCCGGGCGTAGGGCGAAGGAGTAAACATTTATGCCTTCGTCCGGACTGCGGGTGTGTGCCTGGTAAGGCTGGACCCAAGAGAAGTACGAACCTTCACGCTCTGAGAAGCGGTCCTGTCCGTTCAACTGCAACTTGGCAGTGACCACTGGGTTCAATCCCCAACAATGCATGTCCAAAGAAGTCTCGGTCAACACAAAGGTTCCGGCGTCTGACACGGTGGAACCATCGGTGTGTCCATGTCTGGCCAAGTCCTGTAACTGTGCCAACACGTTAGGGTCGATTCCTGCAATATTAGGTCCAAGCGGAACAGCTGGACCACCGAAGTTGGGTTCATTGTAAGCGTTTTCGGGGCCATGCCAGTATCCGGTAAAGTCGGTTGGTAAGTCATAATCCAAAGCACCGGCATCGTTGAACAATCCGCGCGCATCAATATATGCGCGGGAGTCAGCGGCCAAAGCAGTGGGTCCACCGAAGGCATGGATTGCATTGGGTAATGCATCAATCGCATCGGTATAGTTGAATGGCTGGGCACCCAACACCTTGAACAAAAGAGCATCACACACCAAAGAAGAACAGTAGTCCACGTTTTGGTCGGGTTGAACCAACCAGATGAGCTCTTTCACGGGATGGTTAAAGTTCAACTTAATCTTGTTACTGGAGGAACCAACGGATTCATCACCAGTGAACTGTAACTGGGTAATTAAGTACTCATGGGGATTTTGGGCGAATCTGCGTCTCTCGTCGGTATCCAAAAACACATAGTCCACATATAAAGAAGCAGCAACCAAAGACTGGTTATAGGCAATGGCGGCAGGTACCGGACGTCCAGGAGTATACTGGTTTGAGGCGTAACTAGAGTTACCAACCGCCACCGCACCACTGTTGCAACTCAAGGTAGTAACGGCCCATAAGCACTCATCAATGGGTCTAATATCCAAGTTGATTTTGACCTCGTGGTACTGGAGAGCAATCAAAGGCAATGCAAGACCAGGGTTGGTGCAAAACCAGAACTGTAAAGGAACATAGAGAGTGGTCTCAGGAAGTGCGTTACGGGGAGCACATACCTGGCGAGGAGCAGAAGAGTCACAAGGACCATCGACCTCAGAGAAAGAGGGGTCGGTAATAAAAGTCAATTGGGTCACGTTACCAATCATCTTGAAGTATCCACGCTGTTGCTCGGCAGTCATGGTCAACTGGTTCCAGATATGCATCCAGTCACCATACTGGCGGTCAATGCGCTGACCACCGATTTCGACCTCCACCTGAGCAATCAACTGCTCACCGGGAAAATCTAACCAACGGGCATAAACACCGGAACCAACGCCTAAAGCAAATGAGGCAATACCCATCAACTGGTTAATCTCAGGAAGAGTAACCTGTAAATAAGTACGGTAAGCCAAGTCGCCGTTTCTACTGATGACACACTGCACACGTCTTCCAAAGTCCGCCTGTCCATTGAATGTTTGTTCAATAGACTCTATCGCAAAATTGGTATATCTACGATAAGTAACCTTCCAAAAAGTAATCTGGGGATTACCAGTCAAATAGACATCTTGAGCACCGTAAGCCACTAATTGCATTAATCCACCACCCATTATTTATATATATTCCTAAAAGAAAAAAATTTGTAAAAATACGTAATTTAAAATTTAATCCCCCTACATACTAAGATAAAATATTATTTATATTTGTGTTCTCCTTCATAAAAATTGATAAATATGCATCTTCAAATACTTCTTTTTTCCCTTCATGATTTTTTTTAAAATAATATGCATTTTCTTTTTTTTTAATGGTCCACCCATTATCTAATGCATTATATAAAAATACCATTTTCTTGAACTTTATGCTATCTACTAAAATATCTTTACCAGGTAAAAACATTTCTTTGTCTATTTCTTTATCTGTTTCTTTATCCATTTTATTTATTAGATGAAACTATTTTGAGTGTTTAAACAAATAATATTATTTTTGTTTGTTTATTTTTGTTTATTTATTTTTGTTTATTTATATTTAACCATGTTTACCAGTTAAATATAATATTCTTTTAATTCTATATATGCCTACCTTTAAACAAAAACCGAATAAATTGTTTAAAATTTCCAAAAAATATACGGCGACACTAGATTCAAAACATAAAGAATTTATTCAACAGTTTAATATTGATGAATATGATACGATTCCAAGGCTTAAAAGGGAGAAATATATTTTAAAAAAACAGTTACAAGAGGAACTAGATATACCAGTAGATGAAAAGTTAGATATTGAAGATAAAATCCAACAAGTAAGCCAAGAAATTAAACAATTAAAAAACAATAAAACCAAATACTTGCTAGATAACTCCAAACTTATTTTTGAATATTTTGAAAACAAAAAAAACATTAATAACTTGGAGGAACCCAGTAAACAGATTACTTCCAAAAATCAAATTATAAGGAACTTTTTTAAAATACAAAGCGATGATACCAGCCAAGACAAAAATATAATCGAAAACAATGATATTGTGTTAAAATACTTGACCAATGTGGATGAAACATTTATAGATACCAAATCTTTTGTAAAAGAAACAGATATATGTCAGTCTTGTTTCAAGGGAGAACTTATAGCTATTCAAGATGAAGGCTCGTTAATATGTAGTGTATGTGCTGTTAGTATTCCTTATCTTGTAGATAATGAAAAACCAAGTTATAAAGAACCTCCCAAAGAAGTTTCTTTCTATGCTTACAAAAAAATAAACCATTTCAAAGAAATTTTGGCCCAGTTTCAGGGAAAAGAAACCACGTTGATTCCAGATGACGTCATTCAACAAATACAACAACAGTTCAAAAAAGAACGAATTCATGCAAACGAACTAACCCATCATAAAACCAAAGATATATTAAAAAAACTGGGATTTAATAAATATTATGAACACATTGCATTTATTAAAAATAAATTGGGCATCAAACCACCCATACTCAGTCAAGAATTAGAAGATACATTATGTAATTTATTCATGGAAATTCAAGCACCTTACGCGAAAACTTGCCCCAACTATCGTATCAACTTTTTAAACTATTACTATGTACTTTTCAAACTTTGTGAGTTACTTGGTGAAACTATTTATCTGAATGATATTCCATTACTAAAAGACCGTGAAAAACTAATTGAACAAGACGAAACATGGAAAAAAATGTGCCGTATATTGGACTGGGAATTTATTCCCACTGTTTAGTTAATGCATTATTTAATGCATTAAAATGTATTATATGTTTAATTTAATAACTTAAAGACCACCCGGGAACCCGACAAGATTGGCACCGATACCAATACCTGCGCCCTGTCTAGCGGAGACTCCCATGGATGGAATATATGTATCCAAGATAGCAAAAGTGGCGGCAGCAGTTAAAGATAACAATGCAATTTCTGGCATTTTCAAAGACTGCTTGGGTATAGCAAATGCTGCTAAAGCTACCATAAATCCCTGAATCAAATATTTAATAATACGCTTAATAAGTTCAGTTGCCGTAAACATTATTTATTATACTATTCATAAAGAAAAAAAATAATAATTAATTTAATTATGTTAAATATTTGAACTATGTATATTTATAATTTTAACTATAAAAATTACTTAAATTGTTAAATTACTTAAATTGTTAAACTACTTAAATTGTTAAATTACTTAAATTATTACTTAAACAATACCCTTAAACTATTCTATATAGTTTAATGAGTAAAAATAAAAAGCTGCCTTTTGAACGAAAAAATAAACCAAACGGTGCGCCGAATCCTAAATATGTAGACTTATTGGAACTAGATAAACCAATCGCCGGGCAAAGTTTTGGCTGTTTTTCATTTATTTCTCCCGAAAAAATTGTCAAACAAAAGGAGTTATTCTTTTTTCAAGAGTTCCTAAAGAAGTGGGATATTCATAAATCTATGGAACGATTTCATCCCTTCTTAAACTTTCTCTCTTATAAATATAACCTCTCTTTTGACGCCATCATGAGCGACTTTGAACAGTTTATTCAAGAAGAACGCGAAAATATTACATCTTCCACCATTGAAATTGATTATCATAATTTTTTGGACCGCGAGGAAAATGACTTAGAACAAGCTTTCAATACCCAGCACCAGTTTCAAACTTCGGTGAGAGGATTCAAGGCTCGTGGGAACTTTTCGTCTCAGGAAGAAGCTGAGTTACGCGCAAAGTTGCTAAGAGAGAGCGACCCATCCTTTGATGTATTTGTTGGACCCATTGGTACATGGCTGCCATGGGAACCCGATGCATATAAAACCGGCCGCGTGGAATATATGGAAGAAGAACTCAACCAACTTGTGCAAAACAAGAAAGTCAATGAAGAAGCCGCTAAAAATGCGTTTGATACTCGTCTCAAGGAGACTAAACAGAAAGCCATTGAAGATAACAAGAAAAATGCCCTAAAGTATGGTTCAACCGTTACACAAGATGTAGACAAAGATGGTAACTTGATTGGTGTCAAAGAATCATTTGCTAAAGTAAAAGGAGACAACCAATCATTGGATACAGGAGTTATATCGGTTGCGGATATTCGTAAAGAACTATTTGAAGGTGATAATATTGTGGTTCCTTCTGCTAAAATGGATGTCCATGTACATCAACCTATGAAGTAAGATTCAAGATTCAAGATTCATATGCACTACCACATATGTAGTCCATCCAGTATTCACCATAATTATAGTGCGGGTGTTTATGGTGTAAAAGATGGTGCCTTCCTACCAACCATTCCCATCGTTTGTCGTGTTTCATACATCCCCTTGAAACAATAAATGCTATGATAATACACATATCATATAAAGATACAGGTCTGGTTAGCAGTAGATTAGGAATAAATATGATACATACATCCATGCCTTTTTCTACTACATGTCCCATGTATGCGTCTGTATAGGTCAATGTAGTATAATGTTTTAGGTGGTGTTTTTTATGTATCGTTTGGTAAAGATATTGGGTATGTAATAGTTTATGCATAAAGTAATACAATAAGTCATATGTAAATATATAAATGACCAAGGAAAACAACATTTATATATTTTTTTTATTTATCTTGAGATTTTATTTTTTATGCGTATAACTTATAAGTAATGCCCAAAATCTATTCCAAACGAAAAAGAAATATATCAAATAAAAATAAATATAAGGGAAAGCGTGGAGGATTTGGAGAAGAAGAAAAACAAGAACAAGAACAAGAACAGGAACAAGAACGAGAACAAGAACAAAAACAAGTAACCGACAGTGGAAAAATTGATGAATCTATTAAAACGGATAGTGAAGAAGGAGTTGATGAAAAAGAGAAAAAACAACGACGACACGATGAAGCAGTACAACAAAAACTCAATGACAATATGGAAAAGATGCCAAAAAAAAATGCAGCCACAAAATACCAACGATTCAAGATTGGTCTCAAAAACTTTTGGTTTCGTATAAAACAACCATTTACCAGAAAAAAAAAACACAAATTTACAAAAAGAAGGGGGGAAAAGAGTTAAATGCATTACCAAAAAAAATAAACATAAATACACAAAAAGAAGAAAGTGAAATCAATATTATATATATTTAAAAAAATGAAATTAAAAAGAAGAATTCATATTTATAGTATTTAAGCAAGCAAATATAATAAATATGCATACATTGATGTTTGTAGAACAAGAAGAGGACAAAGGAATGATGATATGTGGGTTCCAGTTACAACAACATAACTGGTATTATTCACCAAAAGGAACCATACGAATTGCCAGATATGAAAATAACTTTAGTCCGTATGACGGAAATGGTTATTATGCAGATACTTATTTCAAAGATATGGTGCGAAAATGGAAGAAAAAATATCATCGAAGACGAAGACAACAGATAAAACGCGAGTATACACAATTATCTTTATGTGTTAGACATATCTTATGTCATGATACCTTGCGCCAAATTTATAGTTACCTTTAAGTCCCATTTTATTTTATTTTATTTTATGTTATGATATTTTATTTTATTTTTCATCTTATTAAAGACTATAGTTGGGATGTTTAGCGAACTCTTTACACATATCCTTATATGGAATTAATGCGGCGTCCATGTCTGTATATTTATTGCGATTGGTTTCGTTTTTTTTAGGTATAACAACTTCACTAGAAGTAGTAGTAGTAGTATTAACCGCTGGATGGTACATTTCCATCACTTGTTCAACCAATTTGCTGCGCTGAACATCTTTTTTATCCAGTTCAATCAAATGAATATTATCATACATAAATCCGTTTTTCTTGTACTTGTCAATCAAGTTCTTTAACCCATTTTCCTCTTGGCGGTCGCTTTGTTCCAAGTCTCCGGTTATCACCATGGTACTGTTTTTGCCAATTCGGGTCAAAAACATGTACATTTGAGCAGGACTGGTGTTTTGCATTTCGTCACCAATAATGAACGCGTTATTAAAGGTTCGGCCGCGCATCATACCCAAATTACAAATATCTATTTTGCCATTTGTCACTAAATTGGATATATCGTTTTTGCTAAAGTATTCTTCCAAAATATCAAAAATAGGTTTGGTCCATGGTTCCATTTTCTTGGTCAAGGAACCTGGCAAAAAACCAATTTCTTCGTCCACTGAAACTAACGGTCGGGTCAATATTATCTTGTCTTTGTCCCCATTAATTATATTTTTAACCGCATGTTTACAAGCCATAAATGTCTTCCCAGTACCTGCTGGTCCCACCACAATAACTATCTTATCTTTTAAATTATCGTTTAACACCGTTTCATATGTTTTTTGATTGATACTTGGTTCATATAGGACTCCTCGAGAAGATTTGGGAATAAGTACTCTATCTTTTTTACTCATTCGCATGGAAATATCTACTTTGGAACGATAGTACCGAGTATAACTAGAGAGACATAGATGTGATGATGCTGTACTTTTATGGTTATGGACAAGCAAAGAGCATGCGGTTAAAAAATACATATACTTCATATACTAAGAGGGCTGCAAATGTTTAAGTTGTTATATACAAAATATAATAAGGAATAAGAAATAAGAAATAAGGAATAAGGAATAAGGAATAATAATATTTAATAGATACAAAACCTTTTGTACATTGTTACATTTATTACCACTTGCTTTTCTTTACGTCTATTTTTTGTGACTGGTTTCGCTTTTTAATTTTAGTGGGGTCATATTGATTCATTTCATTGTCTTCATCATTGATATGTTTGGATAACTCCCAAAATTCATTGGAACCCAGTTTAAAGTCATTATGTGCATCGGCTTTATACCAAAAAATCTGGTCTTGTAACTTATTGGACTTGGTATTATTATTGATAACCAAACATTCAAAGTTTTCGGTACACTGGTCCATTACTTGACAAAAAGATTCAAACGTAGGAAACATTCCTGCATAATTGTCATATATACGCTTCCTATTGGTCAAGTAAGGCTCTCTTAAAATAAACACATAGTCTATATTTGTTCTCAGTGAAGGCGGGATACCCAAAGGATATTGCATAGTTATCACCATCATTATTTTCCAGTGACGTCCATTCATAAAGAGTAGTCGCATCATCTTATCTTTGGTCCAGGTACTATCATATAAACAATCATCCAATATCACAAAAGTCCGCGCGTCTATCGTGCTACGTCTAAACTGTTCGACTTCTTTTTTGATTTGGTTAAAGACGCCTTTTTGACGCCTCAAAATATTTTCGATAATCACCGTATTATACTCGTTATGGATGAATAACTTGGGTACCAACTTGCCATAAAATCCGTTCCCTTCTTCTGTCCCGGATATCACGGTTCCTATAGGTATGTCTTGGTGATAATACAACAAGTCTCTTACTAAAAAAGATTTACCAGTGTCACGACGACCGATTAATACTACCACCGGTCCCTTGGAGGTGGCTGAATCATTTTTGAAAGAGATGCTCTTCATGTCAAACTTTTTTAAATCTAAATTCATTAAATATTAGATATATATTATTTTACGTGTTTTACCGAAAAGAAGGTACAAAATGTTTTGTAAATAGTTATATCAATGGTATAATAGGGTTCAAAGACTGCGACTGCGACTTTTGTATAATCTCTATTCCGGCATAATACATAATATATAACGGTATCACTATCCAAGGTACATTCCATAATAATGGGCACCACCAAAATTTATCATTTGTCACAAACTTCATTTCCAAAAACACACTTGTCAAATACCATACAATCGATAAAAATTGTGCTGCAGAAAATAATATTGCAGCCAAATAAATATATATTTTATCCATTTTAGTAAAGTATAAATACATAAGGATTGGTGAAAATATAATACAAAACAAACCATGAATTACTTCTCCAGTTAATACAAATCTGAGTCCTTCGTTTGTTTGAATATTTTCACAGTATCTTTTATCCGCTAATGAATAATCCGCATACAAATCCATGTACATTTTATAAGATAATGCATCTAATGGGTTATTGTCTTCACACCAATAACATTCATTCTTATCATAATAATATTTTCCCTTGGTTTCTAAATAAGGATAATAAAATAGTAACATCATTTCAATAATGGCAACAAATATCATCAAGAAACTCCATACAAATATGGTTCGCAATAATGCAGTGTCAACTTTAAAAAAAGAACATAATACATAACTAATGATAAAAAAAATAGTAAACCATATAGTCACTAAATATCCACCTAACATTATATTAAAAATAACATTTATTCTTCTTATGTTTTACGCATAGAATTATATATAATGTTATAACATATGAAGGATTGTTAGATATAACAAGGCAACACATCTATATCCATGACATGTTCATGTTTGGGAACCATGGTTGCTGGAAACAAGTATTTCATAAACTCCGGTCTATCCAACTGACTCATAGGAGTATGTTTATGTACGTGTCTAGCAATCATCTTGTATAACTTGAAATCCGGATATCTTTCGTCTCCATTGTTTTTGTATAATACGTTCATCCCATTATCGTCTATACACCATTCCACAATCAACTTTACAATCGGCGGGCAGCAATCCAACTGTTTAGTCATTTGAAAATCTTCTACTACATAATCAAAAATAGAACACGCCAGTCGACAAAGGTCGAAACTATAATTTGGCTCAATTCTTGGCTTTTTTGGGTTAAAATATGGTTCCGTGTTATACTGCGTAGATGCATCGCCTCCGTTTTCAAAACTATCGCTACAAAACAAATTTCCCTTGAACTTATAAATTGCTCTTCCAAAGTCAATTATTTTATATAGTTTACCAAAAGTGGGTACACGATAGGTCTTGTTGTTTACCACATAATATACATAAGGCAACTTTGTCGAAACATACATGATATTATTTGTATGTAAGTCATTATGGGTAAATGAAAACATTTTTTGATAGGTAATCAAGGTCATGATTATTTGCATAAGTGCCGAAAACCACTCTTCTTCACTTATTTCTTCACTCAAAATAAAATCATCAAACGTATTTTCACAGTTTTCCATACAAATCACTTGGACCGGGAACTCTGGAAATGTTACCATCAGTGTCTCATCTTCTGCGTCACTATATGAACCACTTGTTGAAGTATACTCATTTTGGTCTTCATCTTCATCTTTGTCTTCATTGTCTTCATCTTTATCTTCTTGGTCTTCATCTTTGTCTTTGTCTTCATCTTTGTCTTCATCTTTGTCTTCATCTTCATCTTTGTCTTTATCTTTGTCTTCATCTTTGTCTTTGTCTTCATCTTTGTCTTCATCTTTATCTTCATCTTCTTGGTCTTCATCTTTGTCTTGGTTTTCGCATTTAGTATTTGGTATTTCATCATATGTTGTATGAGATGACCTGGATGAACACGAAGAACTGGATTTCAAGGTATCCGGATTGCTTTTAGATTCTATTTGTTCAATTAGTTCTAACTCAAATGATTTCAAAACAGAAGTATATTTGATGTGGTTGTGGTCTTGAATTAAGGTATGATTCTGGTCTTGTGTTTGGTTGTTTGTAGAATCAAATATATTTTCAAAAAGAGAAGGGTCAAAAGAGTCTACAGATAAGGTGGTGGATTGAAGACTAACAGATTTGGATATATGTATCTGTGGACGTTTATGTTCGACTTCTTTGATAAATTTGGAATACTCTTCTATATGAAACAAGGTATTTTGATGTTTATTAAAAAAATCGGATTGTGTCAAATATTCGATATCATCCACTACATTTACTTTATAATTCTTTTTAATAGCTAAAAAAGAACCATAAAAGTCGAGTCCGTGTATGAATTTATGTTCGTGTATAAGTTGACTCATTAAAAAAGAAAAGAATCCATCTACATATGCTGAGTTATCGAAATGTGCCACTTTGGGGTGGCATGAGTTAGAATTACCTTTCTCGTAAGAAGGTAAGTTAAACAGTTCGGGGTCGATATAGTTATATTTACCAATTATATACTTAAAGGGGTCTAACAAAGGGGCTAGTTTAAGAAATACTTTTTTGTGAAGGGGTTTAATTGCACTTTCACTATGTAATACACAAGAAACCACATTTTCGCTTATAGTCTCTTTAATATGGTGAATATGATAAAAATGATTAAGATTAATAGAATTAAAATTGGAAGCATTCAAAGAGAAAAATCGGTTATAAATGGGCACATAGTTTTGTACCTTAATCAACTCATGTCTCTGAAATGACTGAAACAGTTCTGGGTTTTTACGTTTTCGGTAATGAAGAGAGATAGTCATATTAGGTAAATAATATATAAATTATAATAAAATTGAACTTATAACATTATATATATAAATGGCTAAATGTGAGGGGAGGGTATATAATATAGTGCCAGGTTTGACTGGACTTTTCTTGAATCATTAAAATAAATATAAGTTAAGAGTATATATGTATATTTTTTTGGTGGCGACATCTATTTTGAAAACCTTTACTCCTTATTTCAGAAAACATATTCTAAATTCTTTTGAAAGTCATGAATTCTTTTTTTTGAATTCTTTGGTGATATTTTTCTTTGGGTGTATATACTTTTTGTATAAGTTAGTCGTTCAGCCCCATTTATTCAATAAATTAATAAATAAAGTCGTTGGACTTTCTTTCCTACAAGCTTTTTATTTTATAATAATTGCCTTTGTAACCGTATTCTCGTCTATAGTAATTATACATTTTGATAAACATTACAATACCCCTTTGATAAATTCGTTACTAACAAAAGGATTTGCAACTATTTCACTCATATTAGTTGGCATGTTTATATATAATGAAAAATATAACCATATTCAGTTATTCGGAATATTTTTAACTGTCATAGGACTCTTTCTTACCATGTCTAAAGAGTAACCTCAACTTGGAACTTGGAACTTGGAACTTGGAACCAAAGAAAAATGAAATTATCCAGTTAATAACTTAAAGGGATAACTATATATAATGGCTCTTAAAAGTGAATATCTCCCTTTGGCTAAAATGGATTCCATAATTAACAGCATTTTTCCTTCTGCACACGTGTTACATGAGTACTCCAATACACATACAGTCATCAAAGTAAATATAAGAGACCTACTTCAGGCACCCATTAAAAACTGGCAATATAACAGACCTCCGGACATGGTACGATGTGGAGATATCGCTAGATACATTTATAACTCCAAAAAATACTTGGATACAATGTTTTATGTTAGTTTCAATAACATCAAAGGGTGTTTTGATATTATCGATGGTATACACCGATATACTGCTCTACAAATTATTTATACCAATAACTGCGACCCAGTACTAGACTTACTTACCCCTGGTGAATTTGGGAACTCAGGGGACGCCGAGTGGCTATATAGTTCTTATGTTATAGTAAATGTGCGAATGAATGCATGCGAAGCGGAACTCATCGATTTGTTTAAAACCATCAATAAAAGTAATCCTATTCCTGAACTATATATACGGGATATAACCAACGATAAACGCGAACTTATTGAAAACGTCGCTAAGGACTGGCAAAAAAAATACAAATCACACTTTTCGTCCAGTATTCATCCTTATAAACCCAATGTAAATCGAGACCGCTTCATCGATTTGTTAGATACTCTTTACGATAAGCTGGATATTTCAAACGAAAGAAAAGAACTCTTGGCAAAACGGTTGGACCAAGTGAATACAAACATTTTCTATAATCTACCCAAAAAATTGTCCATAAGTATTCAAGAAAAATGTTTAAAAAGTGGGTGTTGGCTCTTCATCTATAGCAACGAAGAGTTACTCAAAATGATTAAATAAACTAGTCTATCTAGTAACACATTATTTAACATACATTATACTTTGTCGCAAAGAGAGGTACGCGATGTATCCCAGAGTAGCACCCACAAACGAACCCACTATTACCTGCCAAACCGTATGGCGGTTGTATGCCACTCTTTGTATCATGGTTATTAAAGATATAACTAAAAACCCGATAGTCATCGGGATGTCTCTATATACCAAATAGTTGAACACAGTAGAAAACACTACATTCTGTGTATGTTCAGATGGCATTCCATAAATATTATTCTTTTGCTTTAGTCTTTTTTTGGTGAGAGATGGTCTTAACTGTTGGATGTATTCCTTAAGTAGAACATTAACCGCATAGTTAATTACCGTAAAAAATAAATATGTCCATAAAATACGGACACGTGGGTTATTCCAAAGCAGTCCAATATTTGTAAATGCCAAAATGACCGGACCTAAGTCACCTATTTTGGCTAACCAATGGGACATGATATATTTGATATAGACAATAAATAAAATATATCACGGTGTCTTTATATTATTTTTTTAATATATATATATACATTTATATATATAATAGTCGGTTATTACTTATTCTTACGCTCGATGATTTGTGTTATTTCTTCACATAACTTTACTTTGTCACAAATATCTGCATACTGGCTAAAATGACCATACTCTGGATGTTTGGTTTGTTTCAACTGTTTCAAGAGTTTACAAATTTGCGTGGCAGTCAAACAAAACGATTGGCCTTCCAAAAGAATATCGTGTATACACGGTTCTTCCCCTTTTCCGAAACATTCTGCATAAATATAAACCTCCATTTATACCAAGTTATACATCTATCTTTTTAAATTTTTATGTTTCCAACTAACAAATAAACTTCTACATAAACATTTAGGGTAATGTATAAAATGTTTTGTCAACCTTGTCTTGCGTTCATATCAAAGGAAGAATTGTCAAATATATTATATATTGGATAGAATGGATAATATATTTTTAGTAGCCGCCGTCCTTTCATTTTTATTTTTTGTTGCCAAGTTTCTAGAAATGAAATACATAGACAAAGATGAGTCCAAAGGTATCAAGTTTCTTTTAAGAGATTCCCTAGTGGTTTATATTTGCGCGGTTTTAGGACTTTTGTTAGTAGACCAGTTAAAACCTTTGTTAAAAGATGCAGTACAAGCAGAAACCCATACCATGGCATTCACAGATAATGCGCCTTTTTAACGCCCAGACCATACTTTTACCAAAGTCTTTCGAACCTTTTTACGCTTTAGGTCGCTTATATATGCGTCGAATGAATAACCAAACGCACCGGGAAACGTATAAATGTCTCCAAAAAGTGACTTCAATTTGTTAAGTTTAGGACATTCCATATGAAACAGTAGACCTATAATACGCTCAAAGGAACATCTGTCGGTTCGGTTATGTATCACGTGAACCAGCTTATCTAAATGATATTTTTCTTGTAGTATCTCCAAAAAGGGTAGACTTATATAAGCCATTGAACCAAAACATAAATGGAATGATTTTGGACTACCTACTTGATGTAAAACTTCCTCCTTTTTTGTTAGTTTATGTACCAAATTAAATGAATTGGTTAAAGAAAGAGTGATTCGCAAAATATTGTTTAGGTTTTCTTTATCATATGTGTGGTGCCAAAGAGGCAATACAGGTGTATTGAAAATCTGGAACGGAATGTATCTATGTATAAAGACACTATCATGTAATATAACCGCATTTGGAAACCATTTGTACTTTAAGTAATAAATATATGGTAATAATTCTCCTCTCCCTGGGAACTCACTTTGAATCACTTTTAGATTAAAATACGGATGAAATGCTTTCACAAACTCTTGGTTACTGTTATCGTCTATAATAACAACTGGTGTCCTAGGATAAAAAATGTTTAATAGTTTCATCGAATGGTTCCAGTATTTGTTTGTTAGTGGTGAATTCACATGTCGGGTCATAATAAATCCAAAGTATGTCATTTATACACATATGAATATAAAATAAAAGGATATTGAACTTATCCTTATATCTAGAACTACTAACATATCTCTACAAATAGTAAATAATCTACAAAATGTTTTGCAATTCTAGTTAAACATTTTGTTCCACTGAAACGTCGTTAACCTAACCTAACCTAACATTAGTACGACTCTTTATAACACTTCTATATCCGTGAGCAATAAGTTTGGTTCCAGTCTTAGTTCCGGCTCTCCAATGACGTGTACATCCAAATTATTCAGTGAAATATCATCCGGTAAAATAGTAAGTTTTTCTTCTTCCTCCTCTTCTATTTTACGCTGTATGTTTCGCAATACACTGATTTCTTCCAATCTATCCAGTGTTTTCGGTGCAGTCACCAGCTCTTCCTTGCCATTGTTATTCAACACTTTATCTACGTCGTCAAACTTTAATGTAGAGCCACTAACATCATGTGTAGTTGTGTCAATTGTTTTAGATAACTCTTTATCTTTATCTAGTAAAGGTTTTTCAATAACCTCTTCCTTTACCTCTTCGACAACATCTTCTTCCACAGTTTCGTCCATATATGCTCTCAAAATACTTTCTACAGGAATACTATCTCGTACTGCGTTCAAAATACATTCCTGAACAATGATTTCTAGTTCCCGGTTATGCTTTTGTACCTGTAAAGGTGGCACATTGGTTTCAAACAAATAGACATTAGTATATACTTTTCGCGCAACATGAATATAAATTTTATGTATAAAGTCGTCCAATTTAGGAATATGTATATCTATCTTTTTTTGATTTTTACCCACCCGTATAGCAGTAAGTAATTTCAACTGAATGATATGAATACATGCCACCAATTCTTCTAAATAAGAACAACCACTCTTTTTAATAATCCGCGTTTTTTCATCCGCAATCAATGTGGCATTCCATGAAGGAATACGGGTAATAAAGTTTTGGAAATTCATTAGATACTTGTCCATCTGTGCATTCTCTCGACACATTTTATAAGACTCGTCAAAAATAGACTTGAAACCCTCAATAATCAAAGGCGTCAAAATAACCAACAAACGTGCCCCCCATTCGTTTTTAGATTCGTGCAAAGAACTAACATTAAAGTCATCCATATTTGTCCAAATATACTTATAACAACCTTTTTAAACCACGCTTTTTCCGCACCTGCCGCGCGCCCCCCCTTGTCTCCAATTTATGCTCACAAATGTCTTCAGTCATATAAATATTTGTGAGCGTATATGCTCTCGTGACATTTATTACTATACATGGTGTTAATTTTGTATACTGTTTGATTAAACTGTGAGCATAATTTTGTCGCCCCCATCTGCCCTCCGTATTATGGTCACAATTTTACATAAATCGATAATTATTTGTGACCATATATGATAATAAATGCAA